TCTTCTTTTTTGCTCTCTTGTATCGAGCGGGAAGATTTTGCCATATGTAGCGTTGGGCATCGCTTATCGATCTTTCTTCACTGACATGCATCGAACGGATTTCCGCTTCGGGAATTGTCTGAGCAAGATGCACAAGCATACGGTTTGCGAAGAAGGTTTTTGAACTCCGGTTCCCTCCCATAATTACGTGGATCTTGTCCTTATCGAACCGTTCCATCACCCTGCGCCAACCGGGCAAAGTCCATCCCCATTGGATCGGGTCTTCCTTCTCGGAGGCAGGTTGATCCATCAACAGACGAGTAAGCGTTTGCGCTCGCTCCGGGTCTTCTATGGTCAAGCGATCAATCTCTTCGGGACTTAATGCACAGACAAGCTCGCCTTTGTCGTACTTCAAGTCATCCGTCCAAGGGATGCCGAAGCGAGCGTCCACTTCGTCCGTGTAGGTTATCTTAGGCATCGAACCATCTAAGCTTGTCCTGCGTCAGCGCATACCCCGTACCATGTCCCAAGTCGGTCTTGTTCTCCTCGCGGATTAATTCCTCCTTGAATGCCCATCCCTTGAAGTCGAGGGTCGATCCATCGACCACGCAAAGGACATAAACATCCACATCGGGGTTTACCTTGAGGGTGGAAAGCAATCGGGCGGTCTTGTGCTTGGATGCTTTGACGTCATAACGGTTACCACTTGCCATTACCCCATCCGCAGATCCGCTTCTAGGTGTAAGTCCCAAGTCGGGAAAGACATTCATCTTCTTCGCAAATCCATACTCCGCCATCATGCCCATCACATCTGCTTCCGCTCCGTCCTGGTTACCCATCTTCGCATCACGCACCCCGTTGCCACGGGCAATCAATGTACGCATTCGGCCAATCATTTGACAGACCTGGACTTCGTCGGGTTGGAGGGTGAGCTTCATAAGGCATACTCCCAACGAACCTTGTTACTGAGTGATTGCTCTTTATTGCGTTTCCTAGATTTGCATGACCACGAATGCCCTTTAGTTTTCTTTACGGGTGTCCATCCGCTTGCTTTATAGATCGTACCGACATGAACATCTTCGTCTTGGTAAGATAAAAGCGTGCGAATATGGGGAATTTTTTTAGCAATTTGCTTTCGCATCCAACCTAGCATCCTGCTTGCAGTATTTTTTGGAGCATCATTTGCGATAGCAAAGCGTCTTAACTCAAGTCCCGTACCAAGGTTTCCCAAGGTTCTTGCCACGGGACTTGACCAAACTGCAACCGCATACGCAATAGCATCAAATTCAGCAACGAAACAAATATAGTCTTTATTCCGCACGACGTTACTCCAATGAAGTTTCGGCAAACGACTGTGCCAAAGCTTGTTTAACTCGCAAGCCCTGTGAACATTTGTTGTATGAAATATAAGTTGGTGCGCAGAGGTCGGAGTCAAACCGCCACCTCCATTGCGGAACAATGGCATGCTATCTCTTACATTATCTACGCTAAAATTCATTCCCTCGCTTGGATCTCCATTCCTACGATAATCCCTTCTTCGAGCGTTTGGACCGCGATTTCTTCCGGCCCAACCGCCCATCCCTCCGTATCCGTTCCAACGTCTCTGGGCTTAATTTCGAGCATGGTGGACCCAGCTTTCTCAAGTCGCACCGTGGTAACTCGGCAACTGATATGGGTATTGCTCGCCCGTATTTTTTCCAAAAGATCGGGTTGAATCCGGGTGGACATTTCACGAATCACTCTTTGCCCTTTCTTCCGTAATCTCGCGCCATAGGTCGGAACATCTCCGCTTGAGTTCCAAGTTCTCCTTGCTGAGTTCCTTGTTCTCCTTGATCAATTCATCCCGCTCCTTGGTCAAACGGACAACCATTTGCGGCCAAGAGCTTATCTTCTTAGTTGGTTGGTGAACGTTCATTCCTCCTCCTCGTCAATCTCAGATTCGAATTCAATGACGTCTTCCTTGTAGTATTCGTTCAATGCGTCAGATACGCAGTCCAGGATGTCCTGCTGCTCCAAATCACTCTCCTCTTCCCACCTATGGAGCAAAGCTTTGAACTCATGAATACACTGTCTACTGGCCTCACTCATTTCTTCCTGTTCTTAAAGTTTAGACTCCCGTAGTTCTCAGGCATGATTCGTTGGACGTCCGTGCGAATAGCTTGCTTCTCCCCATGCTCGTCCTCGGTGAATCCGAGAATTCGAGTATTACTCCAAAAGCGTTCCCACGCCTTTTGTGCTTCGGGCAAGGTAAGCAACTTTTCACTCTTCCTCTTCTTCGGTTTCGTCATCCTCGTCTTCCTCGACTCCCCACATCTCGTCGCATTTCCAATCGTCGTTCGGTTCTATTGGGTCAATCATCGTATTTGTCGTTTAATTGTTTCCATAAAGTTCTCCATGCAAGTTCTGCTGTTTGGGGTACAACGCCATTCCCTAAGAGTCGGAGCCGATCCACTCGGTTGGCAATTGGGTCCACCCCACTTCGAGACCCATCAGTTGCTCGACCCAATTCGCCGATAATTTCGGTGACCCGTGGTTCTTCCCACTCGTATTGCTCTTCTCCGGGGCGGGAGGGCCAGCGTGTTGTCTGTTCACTTCGACGTTTAAGTTGTCCGGTTTGGTCTTCGTGTTGCACTTGGGATCGTCCTTCGACTGCATCCTCTTTAACCATGTCTCGTAACTCTCTTCGGGCGCTCCCGCTCGCGGGGTGGGCCAGTTCTCCATTTGATTCAAGTCTCTCCCCAAGCACTTCTGATTGCTCTCCTTCGCGGTTCTCGCGCCCTCCACGTGGTCGGAGGCTTGCGGAGTTGCCCAGCCTCCCAAGGATGAAGCATCGGATGCGTTGGTGTGGCGCGCCTGTTTCCTCCGCTGAGTACAATCCAAACTCCGTTCGGTAACCATCTTCTTCCAAATCGGACAAGACTCGCCATAGCCCCATCGAGACGTGACCTCGGACGTTCTCGAAAAAGCACCAAAGAGGTCTAATTGTCCGGACGTGCTTTCGGATGTACGGCCATAAGTGCCTTGGGTCTTCTTCTCCTTTTCGCTTTCCCGCACTGCTGAAAGGTTGGCATGGATATCCTCCAGTGATTCCGTGTATTTTTCCTCGAAAGATTGATGCAGGGAAGGTTTTAAGATCCGTCCAGCTAGCTGCGTCATCCATCCGCCCTTCTTCAATCTTCGCAACCAAGTTGCCTTGAGCGAATGCTTCGATCTCAACATTAACGATTGTTCGCACATCCACGCCTGCTCGTCTAATGCCAAGTTCAAGCCCTCCGTATCCGGTACAAAATGAGATAACGTTTTGGGGATTATCCACACAACCGGTCCTTCCTGTCATACCTGCCCACCAAGCGATACATGTCACCCTTCTCATGGGCTAACTTCACAATCGCACCCAAACCAAACTTACCAGGTTGAGCCTTGAACTTGCCATGGCTTCCATCCTTGAACTCAACAAGACGCAAATACGGATTCTTGGGCAACATGTACACCTTGCCCATTTTCTCCAAGGGTACTTCCAAAGTCTGACGGATCATTCCCTCCTTCACGATTGCCGCCTCAGAAGGTCCGTCCTCTTCCTTGTCCTCCTTCAGATCAGCCTCCAACTCCAAGAGCATGGCAACCGCTTTCTTACTCAACCGTCCCATACTCAGGTTCATACGAAAGCTATTCGCCTTAATACCAAGCCGCTCCGCAAAAGCAGGATGCTCAATACCCGAATCCGCCAATATCTTCTTTGCACGTTCCGTATTCATCTGTAGTGACTCGTATTCTTTTATATTGCTATGTCAACCAAATTGAACTAAAAGACAAAAAAATATGCCAAGAATCTATAGAAGAAGAAAAAAACCTAACTCCGTAAGAGGCTTCGTTGACGATATGACTAAGAATAAAATAATCAATTCAGCCGCCAAGATCGCGGCCAAGCAATCAAACTCAGAAGCAGAAGCACGGGAGATCGCAAAGGTAGATCCAACAATGCGTAACTCAGTCGCAAACTTCCTCAGATACCGCTTGGACATGACGGAACAGGAATTCCTCAACCAGGTAAACAGCAAGCTCTCGAACATGGTCGGAGATTCACTCAACATCCTACACTCCAAACTGGATGACATACCTCCCCAAAACCTAGCCTATGCGGTATCCATCATCATGGACAAGTTCCTCACCGTCTCAGGCAGACCATCAAACATTACCGCATCCGCAAACGTTACCCTCGGACAATCAGACATGTCACCGGATCAAGTGCGCGACATCCTCAAGGGTGCATCCAAAACAGTCAAAGAACAACCCACTGAAGCTTCGGAACAAAAGGTAGTCCATCTCGAACAGGACGATGAATAACAACAGTCTAGGGCCGAAAATAATACGCCTCAGAGAACTCGGATGGTCATACAATAAAATTCAACAGCAATTAAACTGCTCGAAGTCCACAATCTCCTACCACCTCGCCCCCGGGCAAAAAGAAAAGACCAGGCAAAGAGAGCGAAAAATAAACGCAGAGTCCTCAACCCTTCAACACGTCAAACGAATATGGCGATTCCAAAACCCAAGGCCGCCATCCACGAAAACAAAACCTTGGTATCA